GTTAGTAAATGCTGATTGACCTGTCAATCTACTTATTTCTACAGATTGCTTATTTATTTTGAAAAAGGTATCTAGTATCGCTGTTGCAATTGTGAAAGGATCAAATAAAGCTTTTCCAAAACCTTTTGATAACGTACTAAACCCTTTTAACATTATCTCTAATTTACTAAAATTGGCAGTACCTCTAACGGTTTCTTCAGCCATTTCTCGCATATTTTCAGCAGACTCTTTCATAGCATCTTGGAAAATACCGGATCTCATACCTAGCCTTTCCATTAATGCTCCAGTACCTTTTACTAAAGCACCGGTTACCCCCATTTTATCGTTTATGTCTTTCTGTATTTCAGCTTCTTTGAATCTCTGTTCTAAAAGCTTATCATTTACAGATACCATTCCATTAAGTAGTGCAAGTCTTTGTGTATCTGCATCGGCTGTTTTCAAAGTAGCGTATAACATACGCTCTTTTTGATTAATCTGCTTTTCTAGCTTTTTAACCTCATCTCCAGTAGCTACAGCCAATTCATCAGATTTCTTTTGAATGTCGGATGTCAAATCAAATATACGCCTAGCATGATCAATTTGAGTTCTACCAGAATTACTAAGAAGATCATTAATCTCTCTTTCTATACCTAATCTGGTTTTTTTATCTTTAGCAATTTGTCTTTCGATATTACCAGAATTTCCTATCTCAACAGTATTTTCTTGAGCAGATCTTTGAAGTGATCTCGCAAGATTTAAAGTCTCTTTTTGAGTTTCATTTAACCGTGATCGTATACCTAACTGATCTTTTAATTCCTCAGTAAGGCTTCTAGCAGCTTGAGCTATTTCATTAGCTGATTTAGCATCCTCTTTAGCAAATCTATTTAAAGGGCTATTAGTATCGTAATTACTAGGATCTGGTGGTAAGTTATTATCGGCCATTTATAAAATGAGTTTATTATAAATAGTTAAGGCTCGCGTTATTTACGAGCCTTTGTACTATAGGACGGTTTCTTTATTTTACCGCCTTTCATTGTCTGGGATTTCTTATTTACTTTATCGTATTCTGCTTTTTCTTTTTCAAAATGATCTTGCATTTTTTGAAAGGAAAAGTTTCTTAACCATATAGGCATATTGTATACCGTATCGTAATCGAACCCTCCTTTGCCGTGGAATACTATTTCATGAATTTGCGTAAATACAGATAACCTATACGACGGCGTCAGGCCAAAGAAAATTAACCCCAATTGGGACATCTATCCCCCCTTCTGGACCATTCTCTGGATAGAACTTCATGTCTACATCTGGTTGAAAGTCTCTAAGGTAGTTTCTAAACGCTCTAGAGTCTCTTGCTAAGAATTGATTATCAACGAATGCTCTAACAGTTTTTTTCTCTGCTTCACCATTGACGGCTGTTATCATATGTTTTAGTCTAGTAGATAATTCAGCTGATGATTCTTTGTTAATTTTTTTAAGTCCTTTTACTTCTTGATCTATTGCTGATTCATCTCCATGTGATAGAAGTTTAAAGGTTATTACATGTCCGGTAGTAGGAAGTGTATAGTTAAAAGTGTTTTCTGTTGCTTTTTCTATATCTGTATGCAATTTCTTATTATCTAATAAAGATAAGTCAACTTTTTCTGTTGAACCATTATAAGTAAACTCATAGTCCTTACCGTATCCTAAGATACGTGCTGCTATTAATAGAGCATTTTTATCTCCTACTAGCAGCTCATTGTAATTTATACCTTTGTCTACTATAAGAGCTTTTAGTAGTTTATCAATTACTATACCTTTTTCTATATAGTTTTGGTTAGTTAAGATATCCTCTTCTTTAGCAGTCATATACTTCATCTCTATTGTACCGCTAGATAGTTTGGATTCTTTTGGGTAAAGTTTACCCATAGAAGGTAGATCTACTATCTCCGTTGGGAATTTTTGTGTTTCTTCCATAAATTTTATTAATTAAAACTAGTTCTTACTATAAATATACGAAGAATACTTTTCTAAAACAACAAAAGCCCGAAATTAATCGAGCTTTTATTTATATTAAGGCTTGTATTAGTAATTAAGTACGCAATAATCCATTGCTACTGTCATTGATAATTCAACTGCATCAGGTGCTGACCAGTCAAAGTCCCCTTGTGACATAGTTTTGATGAATGCACCTTTAATAATCCATTCTGATACTACATCTCCTACTGGACCTAAAACGTTAAGAGTTAAATCTTTTTTGTAGAAGTCTGAATATCCTGCACGACCTGTTACTGATTCGTAAGATAGTCTTGCCCACTCCATTACTGCTTGAGCTCCGGAAGGTGTAATTGGATCATATAATGTCATATCCATATCATTCCACATTCTCTTTCCTCTAATCTTACGATAGGAGTTGATGTGGTCTAGTACAACTTCCCCATCTTCAAACGAAGGAGCTGATACTGTTTTTACCATGAATGATGGAATGTTGTCCATGTACATGATGAATCTATTCTGTACCTTCGGTTCGAAGGCTCTAAACATAATTTCGTTTGGATCTAATACTGCCATTTTTATTTATTGTTTATTATAAATATCTTAATTTAAATTTATCCTGCAAAAGTTGCTCCTGTTGGCTCAATTGTAAAGTCTAGTACTACGAATTCAGCAGTTTTGGCTGGTTGAATAAAGATTTGACCTATTAATTGATTTCTATCTACTACGTCTGCAGTGTTGTTTGTGTCGTCCATTACTACTCTGTAAGCGTAAAGACCTTGTCTTTGTACTACTGATTCTAAGTAAGGATTTACTCTAGCTAAGAATCTGTTTCTAGTTGTTAATGTATTCTGTTCGAATACTAAGTTTCTTGATTCATCGCCAATAAACTTTTTCAACTCAATTAACAATCTTCTTACATTTACTCTATCTAATGCTGATGCTTTAGTCTGTAGTGTCTTCTGACCGAATACTGATATTCCTTGTCCTGGGAATGAAGCGATTGGATTTACTTTCTTAGAGTATAATGTATCTCTCTGAGTTCTTGTTAGTCTCTTTTGAGCTTGTATTACTCCTGTAATTCCTCCTCTTACTAATCCTGCTGGTGCGAACCAAGGTGCTGAGCTGTTATCTGTGAAAGCATACACTCCTGGAATGACAGCTGATGCTGGAATCCATTGGTTTCTACCTGTTGCAGATTGAGTCTGTAACCAAGGCCAGTATGATGCTGCATAAGAACTATTAAGTGTTGCTGCTTTACCTGTTACTGTTGATTCACCTGTTACACTGTAGTCTACTAAGTCTACTACTGCTATACAGTCTCCTCTAGTTTCTGCTAAAGATATAATACTGTCTATTGGTGTAGAGTGTCCGGTTAAGTTATAAGCTAATCCTGGTGCTGATATAATGTTAAAAACATAGTCGTCGCTATTTTCTAATACTGATATAATATCTGGGTAACATCCTGCGGATAATCCTTGTGTATCATTAACGTCGATTTTATGATAGTATCTAGCCCGTCTGCTTCCAAAATGATCTCCAACTGCTCCAAAAAATGAACCAGATTGTGCTATTGGAAGAGAAGCTGAATAACTTATATTATCTGTCCCTACATTAACGCTTAATCCGTCGTTTGCTAGGTAGTTTAATGTTTTTCCTGGTACGCTAGATACCCTTACGTAGTTTGATTTATTAACAAACTCTCCTTGTGTTGCAATATACTTTGAACCATCTCCGTCTGTTGATAACACTTTTACTTGGTTACCTATTACGCTTTCTATATAGTTTGGTGATTTAGGATCTAAAGATACGTTGTTAAATGTTTCTAGTACAATTTTACTTTTTAAGCTATCATCTCCTTGACGAATACTTAAAGTAAATGTACCTAAATCTTCATTTTTATTACTTATTTCCCATCTTAAGTTATCCGAACTACCTGATACTAATGAACTATCTGAATTTTGTTGAATTGTAGTTGCATCAATTGCATTATTATATATTTTACCTTTTCCTAAGGTTGTTATTACAAAAGAATTAGCAGTAGCAGTAGTTGTGTCAGTTCCTCCTGCTAGTGTAAAGCCATTGCCGGCTGCTGGATCGCTTCCTGCTGCAGAACCGGAACTAAATACAAATCCATTGTAAGTTGTTCCTGATGCTGATCCTGATAAAATGAAGGTTGTAGTAGCAGCACCTGGGTCTTGCCAATCTACTGGAAAGCCTGATATACTGTCTATTTTATTTCCTAAATTATCTACTGTATTTTCTGCGGTAGAACCTGGGGTAAAGTAGTATTGGTTAGCTGATGGAATATCGTCTGGTAGTGTTCCTACTATTGCTGTAAAATTGTAAGTTTCTCCTCCACCTACTATTTGAAATTCTTGCCCTGTTGCTGCAGCAGCTGGGATTACAACTTTACCATTAGCAAATGTTAATCCTACAGTTGCTGTGGTATTAGCTATCGTTGTAGATGAAGCTGCATCGAATGATCCTGTTACTACCCTAGAAACTAGTACTGAGTTACCACCTTGTTGAAAATAATTTTTAACTGCGATAGAAGTTAAGAATTCATAAGAGTCAGAACCTGATGTAAAAGTAGTACCAAATTTCCTTATATAATCACCATAAGAGGTAACTAATGTTGGAATTTCTACTGGTCCTTTAACTGCTGGTCCGATAATTGCAGCGCCTGCTGTTACAGGTGCTGGTTGAATAAATGAAATATCATTTTCTCTTGTGAATACACCTGGAGAGATAATTGTTTCTGCCATGTTTAATGAAGTTTATTTAAATGTCTTTTATAAATATCAGCTTATTTTGTAAACCGTTCCCGTAATGTACAGGTAGTTATTTGTATATAAATAGGAAGGGAAGGTACAAAACCTTCCCCTCTAACTAATATTACTAAACTAATAGATTTACTTTACTTCAGTAACTACTTCTTCTTCTTTTACTTCTTCTGATGGAATGAATTCCCCGTTCTGTAAATCGATAGATCCTTTACCGTATTTCTCTTCTAACTCCTTAACTACTTCAGCTTCTTGCTCTTGTGTCTCTGTTAAGTACTGCTCGATATTAGTCTTACGAGTTTTTAAATCTATTTCTGCTAGGCCTACATTTCCTAATTCAGCTTTTACAGCTTGAACTCTTTTTTGAATTTCTTCAATTTTTCCTAACTCTTCTTTTGATAACTTTTGATTTGCCATTTTTTAACTTTAAATTAATCGATTAAATTATATATATTATATAATATAAGAACTAATATTTAGTTCTACAACTTTTATTGTAATAATTTTGTATTTTTTATTCTCCTTCTTCTATTACCAGTGTAACTGAAGTTGGAGTTTGTATTTCTGTAATTGATGAATCTAATCCTTCCTCTATAGATTTAACTTGATCTGCTCCCATTTCTTCTTTTACCCAGTTGACAATAGTTGCATGACTTAATTTGTCAAATTCTGTAAAGTCGCTTCCAGACACAAATTCTAAATTCTGTGTTCCTATACTTGTTGCACTATATGGATTATCGTTTTCATCTTTACTATCAGAAATACCAGTTACTTTCCAATGTACGTTGTATATTACATTTTTTTCACCTGATTTTGATGGATGTACATCTACTGTTTTACAGTCCCAATTATAAGTACTCATATTTTATTTTATTAAGTGTTGAACTTTAGTTTATTGTTCTTTATATAAATATAGTAAAAAAAACTTTAACTACCAACTTGGATTATATGTTTGTTACTTTCTGATGGATTGTCCATGTAAACGGACTAGAACTTCCTGATCTGTCCATATAGTAGATATAGTTACTGCTATTTTCTGCTGATGCCATATTGGAATAGACCCCTGTTATTGAGTCAGTCTCTTCAAAATCAGCATTAGTTACGCCGTCCTTATAAACAGTATCGTCATTACCGCTGTTCATAACCAGGTAGAACGTTGTACTTGCTTTTTCTAGTATAACGATAGATCCGATTGAGGCAGGTGAACTAGGTCCGGTTGTTGTAATATCGTTATAGGATGGTGTACCGGCTGTTGATATATTGAATGCAGTAGATAGGTTCCACTTAACTATATTAACTTGGGAGGGTGAAGTATCTATAGTTACTGTAGTCAATTCTGTTCCATCAGGGCTAAAGTGTAACCCTCTTGCATAACCTCCTAGGGGTACTGAGAAAGATATGGTAGTTCCGGTAGTTGCCATTGTTGTTATGTCCCATGCTGTGCTTAATGTATACTGTACAATACTGGTACTGTATCGAATATACGCTTTAGTACCGTCGTTAGACATTTGGAAATGCGTAAAGGAATTAGTAAGTGCTGAACTTACTCCTACGTTGGCAATTGTAGACGATAGGTCGTTTGCCGTTGATATACTTAGTTGTCTAATTTTCTTATTACTATACTCAACCACATACAGTTTAGTACCTGTTGGATCAACATACGGTTGAATGTTTGCTGGACTGTTAGTCCCGTTTATTAGTGAGGTTATGTCTTTAGATCCACCAGTCGTCATGTCGGACATAGTCCAGCCACTTGTTGCACTTGATGGAGTATCTATTACTTTTAGTACATTTAACCTTCCTACGTCTATAATTTTATTTATATTAGCTGCTATAACACCGTTAACTATTTCACCATACCCAGTATCTATCGTATATTCTATTCTAGGGTAGTACGATGTATTATTATAATAGAATCCGGCAAATCCTAAGGATAAACCTGTAGGTGTGAAGTCACTAAAGTCAAAGGTATGGTCACATATTGCTAAATTAAAGTTAGCATTACCTACTGCATCAGCTTTAGCATCGGAGTTTAACGAAATAGTTTTTACTGTTCCTGCTCCTCCTGCTGGCATTGTATATTCAGCAGAGTACGGGGTACTGAAGTCTACGTTGTAGTCACTTGTACTCAAGCTGGCTCCAAAGCCTGAGCCCCATGTATTACTGTTTTTAATTACTATAACGTCTTTGTATGCTGTGTAACCGGTAGTTTTGTATAGTTTTAAATCTAACTGTGTTATGGTTCCTGTTACTCCAGAGAAATTAAAGGATAACATACTTCTATATATTCTCCATAAATTTCCTCTACCTCCTGTTTGTTTAAAGGCATCAGGATTCATTGAAGTTGGATTTGTAGGTACTAGTCCGGAGCCGGTACTTGCATCTCTAGTATCACTCCAGGTATATCCTGTTGTATCTAGGTAGTGTTCTACTGTTCCGTCTATCGACTGTTTACTTGTTGGGATTGTTGGCATAACTCTTTTGTTACTATTTTAATGGTCTTTCATATTTCGGCATCCAGTACGTATCTGTTGTATGATACTTATTATAAGGTATTACTACTTTATGATCGCTCATTTTAATACGTTCGTATGTAAGTCCTCGTTTACCTTGAGTTTTTACGTCCGGTATACTATCTTGCATTGGGTTCCACCAAGTCATTCTACCTCCTGGTGCTAGTATCTTGGTAATATAATCTTTAAGCTTATCTAGATTATTATCATTATATGTATCAATAAAAACTGCATGGTACTGCCTTAGCTTTGATTGTTGAAACGATTTTTGGAATTCTCCAAACCAGTCTTTTCCTCCAATAACTTCAACCTTCTTGTGGGATGTCAATTTGTTCCTACTATATTCTTTGTTTCGATCTGCTGCAAATACTTCTGCTCTTTCAACTATATCCGGGTGGAGCTCTATTATCGTATGTACATCTGGTGTGTATTTCTGTATCAGGCCTGCTGATATCCCCATACCGTACCCTATTTCTAATACGCTTTCTGCTCTACCGTCAGCCGTTACCCATTCAGCTGATCTTTTCATTATCGGAGTTTCCCATTCCATCATTATATTAAAAGTCTCTATGCCATCAGAAAATTCTATCTTATCCTCTTTAAAGACTAATTCCTTTTCTTTATAGTCGGACTTATAATCAAACTTGTAATCGACTTTTTGACCTATTGGTACTGCATTTCCTAATTTTGGCATATTCTTTATATATCTTATATTATACTTATTATGCTATTTCTACAAATGTATTATCTGGACAGAAGTACATTTCTCCGGAAGCACCAGTTGCGTATCCTATTATTCTAGCTACATGTCCTGTAGTAGTAGGAACAGCTGTTTGTCCATCTCCGGCTGTTGTTGTACTTAAGTAAAAGGGTAATCCTGCTGAAAGAGATTGACTGAAGCTATTAGAAGATCTTGCAAATCCTCTTAGTAGTATCCCTGCTGCTGCTGTTGTTCCCATTGCTACTCCTAATAAACTTTTACTAGTTGTACCAGAATTTGCCTGTGCCTTAGTCCAGTTTCCTGATGAGTTCAGGTATACGATGTCTCCTACTGCTATACTGGATTGTCCTCCAAAAGTTACTATTTCTCCTCTAAACTGGTTATTGGCATTTGGTCTTGTATATGATAAATTTTGCTCTAAACTTACATTTCCTGCAAAAGTTGCTTTTCCAAAAGTTGATGGAGAGAATGTATTTGCAACATGTATTCCCGCATTAAAAGTTGCCCAACCACCATCTGACATATCTAAAGTAAGGGCAGTTACAGCAGTAGATCCATCTGTACCAGTAAAGAATATATCTTTATCAGAAGCATCATTTTTAAAGTTTAAGTCTCCAGTACCTGCATTAATCATATGAGCATTAGAGCCATCGTGTGTAAGCCTTAATCCAGAAGTTCCACTTAAATAAATGGACTTTCCAGTTGCCAACTTAACTTCGCCTTGGAAAATCGAATCTTGGTTTTCGTCTATTGTAAGAGCTGTTAGTAACGTATTCTGTTTTGCTGTTTGAAATACCAATGAAGATGGGTATACATTTGGACTTCCCATATTCCACGTGCCTGTTGATATTCCTTTTATTGCGGCTCCTGTA